GACCTACTAGATGTAGTACCACTATATGTAGTGGGTTGGTCTAGAAGGTCTGTATATGTTTGCATGAGTCCATTATATGACAACTCTGGTTTAAACAGGGTATTTCTTTTAGTTTTTTTTTCCCACTCTGTCAGCTCCTTTCTTGTTCACTGGATATTAAATACTGGATATTAATTAATGGGCTACCCCCTTCTTGTTTAAAATTAATCTGGTACAAATCCAGTCAGTATCTATTCATACCTATGTAATTGTTTAAACAGTTTTAGTCATACTGAATTATTCTTATACTGGGTACACCAATAATATAGGCATATAACATTGGGGGGGTTCAATCTGCTACCCATAGTTACAGTTGATGTACCCTCTAAATATATGCTGTTAAGTAGGTACAAGATATAGTGGTACTACATATTGGGGTGTACCATTTGTTACTGTAAGTAGTAGTACTCTTTAAAGTAAGTCTATTAAAACTAGGAGTAAGTACAGCTAACCCTGTGTCACTCCCTCCCAAAAACCAGAATGAACTAAAATAAGTAACATTTAAATGTGTGAAGTAATAGCCTATTACGCTAGTTACCATGGTCCTGCTAATCCACTTGATTGACTGTATATTGTCAAAGGTCCTTTTCTTAAAGCAGGAAGAACCTCTTGCTTGTTACTTGTATCTTATCATACCACAAGATTTAATGGTAGTATTACTTTAGGGGGTTGCGTATTACAAGTAGGAGTTTCCTCCTTTCGCCTACACCTTGTAACCCCCCTTTTTTTTATCTATTAAATAATTAATGTGATATAATGTTTATGCTACATTCGTAGCTTCAGGAAACCCTCCTGATTGTTTGTTCAGTATAGACCCTCTAGCAATAGAGGGTTTATCTGTTAGGATACAAACATGGATTTTATTTATGTTACTGATTGTGATATATGCTTACATCCCTACTGGGAGGACGAGCTCATCAATGGTGTGTGTGCAGGTTGCAGAGAGTTTGAAGAAGAATGAGCAAATCAAAGGACCAATACACTTGTGAATCCTGCTACAAAGTTACTTTACTTGATGGCAAAACTAATCTATGTTACGACTGCAACAGAGGGCATATATAAAAAAATTTTTTTCACTACTAAATCAGGGGGCGTACTATAGTACTTGTACCTGGAAAATCCAGGTGCTGCGTATGAGGATACGCTTCAATTTTATAATAAGAAAGGAAGACTTTTCATCTAGGAACAGTATGTGGTGTACAGTGTAATAGAGAAATGTTTTTGTGGATTGTTATATTTTTCATAACAGTTTGGACAACTGTACGAACAGAACGCCACCATGTGTGGCGTTTTGTGTTATTATAAAGATTATAAGTTAGGAGCAATTATGCCAAAAGGTATTGGTTACCCAAAAGGGATGAAGAAAAAATCCAAAAAAGGTAAAAAGAAAAAGAAGTAAATATGGCTGAGTATCAAGGTAAGTCTGTCAAACTCAACAGTCCATCTAGGATTGGTAAGGGTGAGCCAGGTCATGGTCGTAAAAAGTTTAAAGTCTTTGTACAAGATGGTGGCAAAGTTAAAAAGGTTATGTTTGGAGACCCTAATATGGAGATTCGTAAAGATAACCCAGAAGCTAGAAAATCATTCAGAGCAAGACATAAATGTGATACAGCTAAAGATAAAACAAGTCCAAGATATTGGTCTTGTAAAATGTGGTAAGGATGAGTTATGGCAGCTAAAAAAGGTTTATACTACAACATGAACAAGCGTAAAAAAGCAGGAACAAGTAGGTCTAAAAAGAATTCTACAATTAGTCCAAAGGCTTACGCTAACATGAAAAAAGGCTTTCCCAAAAAAAAGAAAAAATAATTGACCATTACTATACCCTGTCCAAAATGTGGAGAGGTACTAAAACCCAAGGACAACATGAAGTGTATGAATAAAAAGTGTACTGGTTATGCCAGATAGAAAATTATGTTACGCTGCAGGGTGTAAAAGAGTTCTTAGTGGTAAGCGTACAAAATATTGTAGCGATAGATGTGCTAACAGAATACAGACACAAAAAAAAAGAGCTAAAGCTAAAGGTGTTGAATGGGTACAAACAGAAGACGAATTAGTTATACCTAGTAAACAAAATGTACAAAGTCGTAGAGGTGTAGTTTATAACGACCTAAAAGAATCAGGTTTAGGTAAAGATATACTGAGACAAAAAACAACTATACAAGATGTAGCAAAGATACTTGAAACTTCTGTAGCAGCAGTATCTATGGCGTATCAAGCATACATAGAAGATTTAGAACAAGAAGAAGCAAGAAAGACCTGGGAGTTACCACAGGTAGCAGAGAAATCATTAGAAGACTTTAGAAATTTTAGAGACAGATATTTTCAAACAGAAACAGGCGACCCATACGAAACACCAGACTTTCACATCAAATGGATTAATTCTATCTTAGAAGCAATAGAGCATGGTAATCAGCAGATGATATTATCACCACCACGACATGGTAAAACTGATTTGTTAATACATTTTGCAGTATGGTTAATATGCACAAAACCAAACATAAGAATATTATGGGTTGGTGGTAACGAAGAGATTTCAAAGAACGCAGTCAGTTCTGTACTTGACCAACTAGAGAGTAACGAATTATTAATAGAAGAGATATGTGGACCTGGACCTAAGTTTAAACCTACAAGTAGAACTGGTAAGTCTTGGTCACAGAATGGTTTTACTGTTGGTACTCGTACTGTTACTGGTATTAAATCTCCTACTATGGTAGGTATTGGTAGAGGTGGAAAGATTCTTTCTCGTGACTGTGACATAATTATTGCAGATGACATTGAGGACCACAGTTCTACTATGCAACCTGCATCAAGAGAGAACACAAGAAACTGGTGGACTACAACATTGTCAAGTCGTAAAGAGGAACATACAGCTATGGTTGTAATAGGTTCAAGACAACACTATGACGATTTGTATTCACACTTGTTAGACAACGAATCATGGTTAACTATTGTAGAAGAAGCACATGATACTGCTTGTACAAAATCTGATTGGGATAATGAGTTACATCAAGAGTGTATGTTATGGGCTAAGAAGAGAACATACAAATGGCTTATGGATAGAAAGAAAGCTGCAGAGACTACAGGTGGTAGAGCAATCTATGAAATGGTTTATCTTAATGTAGCTATGCCAGATGGTATGAGTTTATTTGACAGACCAGAGATAGAAGAATGTAGAGACCAAAACAGAGACATAGGACACATACCAAATAATGTAAGACTTATTGCAGGACTTGACCCTGCGTCAACAGGATACCAAGCTGCGTTTTTGTGGGGATATGACCAACAGACAGATAAACTCTTTATGATAGATATGGAGAATAGTTTAGGTGGAGGTATTCCAGTAGCATTAGAAATAATAAAGAGTTGGTTTCAAAAATATAACCTAGCACACTGGGTTATTGAAGAGAATGGATTTCAGAGAGCGATACGACAAGATAAATCAATTAGAGAGTTCGCAGGTAAGCATGGTATCTTTTTAGAAGGTACACAAACTTATGGCAACAAGCATGACCCAGTTTATGGTGTTACAGCTATGAGACCATTGTTTGAACAAAAGCTAATTAATTTACCTTATCGTAGCTTTGAAGCACAAGAAAAGGTAAACTTATATACAAGTCAGTTAGTATATTTTAGTTCTGCACAAAACAAGAGTAGAAGCGTTGGACAGAAATCTGATTTAGTTATGGCAAGTTGGTTTCCAATGAAAACAATAAGGCGTTTACAAAAAGAAAGACTTGCTACAATGGGTATGGAATACGAACCTAGCTTTAGTGGATACTCAGGGCTAGATATAGATATAGATGTTTGGAGAACATGAAAACAGTTGACGAGCTTTATTCAAGAGTATATGAACTGAGAGCTATGCACTCAGATTTTGTATCTGATAAAGCAAACATAAGAGCAATTATGAATGGTGGTGCAGATGGATTAAAAGCATTACTAGGTAAAGATATGCGTGATATGGACTACAAACAATTACCAGCACCTAACTTGTTAATGTCTGCATTAGAAAGATTTGCACAAAAATTAGGTAGAGCCCCAGATTTAAAAGTAGATATATACAATGATAAAGATTCAGAGAGAGCTACTAAGAGAGCAGAAAAGCTAGAGAGAATCGTACATGCGTATGATGATATGCAAAAACTAGAAAAACAACTACCACAAATAGGTAGGTGGTTACCTGGTTATGGTTTTGCTGTATGGATACTAAAAGAAAAGAAAGATGCTAATGGAATACCATATCCAGTAGCAGAGATAAGAGACCCTTATCTATGTTATCCAGGATACTTTGGCGTAGACCAACAACCAACAGAGTTGGCTGTAGTACAAAGAGTACCTCATAAAACACTTGCAGAGATGTATCCAAAACACAAAAATGTAATACTTGATGAAGTAAGTACAGAATACAATACTATGGCGTATGCTTCTAGTTATGACGAAGGATGGGCTAACGCAGATGGTACAGGTAAAGTAGTTGCAGAGTATTATGACCAAGAAGGTACTTATGTTTTCTTACCTGAAAATAGAATAATATTAGATTTCATTCCTAACCCTCTTAAATCAGGACCAAGATTTGTCATAGCAAAGCGTTACAGCTTTGACCAAATGCAAAGTCAGTTTCATCATGTCATTGGCTTGATGTCAAATATGGCAAAAATCAATGTTCTATCTGTTATTGCTATGGAAGATGCTGTGTTCACAGAAACCAACATCATTGGCGAGATAGAATCTGGACAATATAGAAAAGGTAGATTCGCTGTCAATTACTTGACACCTGGTTCGCAAGTTAGCAAACCAACTAATAATTTGCCTTATCAGTTGTTCCAACAAATAGATAGACTTGAAAGACATTTAAGACTTGGTGCATCTTATCCAGTATCTGATGATGGACAAAGCCCTAATGCTTTTGTTACTGGTAGAGGATTAGAAGAACTAGGACAGTCAGCATCATTACATGTAAGAGAATATCAAACAGTATTAACTGATGCACTAGAAGAAGTAGATGCTAAGAGATTAGAGTGGGATGAGATTATGTATAAAGGTCAAAGAAAACCTATTGCAGGATTTAGAAAAGGAACTGCATTCAAAGAATCTTATGACCCAGGAACAGATATTGCTGAAATGTACAAGACTAGAAGAGTCTATGGCGTTATGGCAGGATTTGACGAACCACAAAAAATAATAACAGGGCTGCAACTAAAACAACAGGGCGTAATAGATATGCAAACATTACAAGAGAACCTTGATGGTATAGATAATATATCCCAAGTACAAAACAGAGTTAACTCTGAAAAAGCAGAGAATGTATTATTTGAATCATTAATGGCACAAGCTGCACAAGGAGATAGTAAAGCAACTATGGCAGCTATAGAGATAAGAAAAAACCCACAAAATATGTCAGAGATTCTTGATAAGTTTTACACACCAGAAGAACCAGAAATGACACCACAAGAAGCTGCTTTAGGTGGTGCAGGTGGACCACAGGTTCCACAAGGTGAACCAGATATTGCTTCTGTTTTAGCACAACTAGGTGGAGGATTACCACCTGAACAATTATCAGCAGGACCAGGACTCCCACCAGGAGGACCTCTTGGCTAAAAACCCAGCAGAAGTAAATGCAAGATTTTTTAATATTATAAATAACGAAGATTGGGATATTCCAGAAATAGAATCTGATTCAACAATGGTTAGAGATTTATTTGTACAAGGGGATGTTCCTTTAGGTGCATTTATTTTACCTACACCATTACCTGGTGTATGGTTTAGTATAAGTATGGGGTTTGAAATAGAAGAACCAGATGAGGATGATAACAATGCCAGGTGGTAGAAAACCTAAAATAGATGGAGCATATCAAGATTTAGTTTTAAAACCTATACCAGGTTCTGATGAATTTGGTGGATACAAACAACAAGAAGAACAGATAGCTGCAGTAAATCAATCTTCTACAGCAGAAGCATTACCACAAGGTGGAGCACCTATGCAATATACACCAGAAGATATATTTGCTAAAGGTACTGAAAGGGAAGATGAACCTGGAACATTTGATAGTAACCCACAACAAACAGTTAGTTTGCCAGTAGGTTCAGATACTCAAATACTTATAGAGTTAATTAAGGAAAAAGCACCAGTAACTAATCAGAGGTTCTAATGAGCATTTATCATAAATGGAACAAAGACTTCTTTGAGAAACAAAACGAAAGTATTGCATATACTAAAAAGAAAGATGCTACTAAAGCTAATACTGATTTAGATGCACTTACTCAAAACTTCCAAGACTTAAAAGATTTAAACTCATTAGAAATGGATGAGTTAGTAGTATCAGCAGCAGAGTTAAATGTTACACCAGAACAATATTATGACTTATATAAAACTACTAAACCTATACAAGTTAATTTAACTAATGGCAAACCAAATGCTATTACAGATTATCTAAAGAAAGTACAACAAATAGTTCGTAACAATGATGAGATATTAAAGAAAACAAGAAAAGATTTAGGTTACGACAAAAGTAATAAGTTTATGACAGGCACTCTTTTTATGGGTCTTAATAGCATTTTTGATATTCTTCAGAGAGGTGTAGTCAATCAATTAGGTGTGCCTTATGCACAATACGAAGAACAGATACTTGCTGAAGATGGTCTTACTAGACAAGACATGATTGAGTTTGAAAAAAAAGGTCGTAATGATAATCAACAAGAATGGAAAGCAGCAAGTGTAAGAGCAAGAGCATTTTTACTAACCTTAAATAATTATGTTACAACAGCTCCAGAAACTTTGTTAAACATCTTTGGTTTAGATACACCAGTAGATTCTTTAGTTGATGTAGAAGTTAAATCAAAAGCATGGTTAGCTACACAAGGTGTAGTAGATGCTGATGGAGAAGGATATGTTCAGCAAACTGATATAGAAGCTGCTATACAAGCGACAAAAGAAAATACTCTTGATGAAATACGAATACAAGAAAAAGAATTGCAAAGAGAACTTACACAAACAGAAAAAGCTAGTTTAGCTTTGAATAACTGGTATGACATTATGACAGAAGAAACAGCAACAAATCCTTTATTAAATATATTAGGTGAGTCTACACCAGTAGCAGAAAATAGAAAGTTAAGAGAAGGTTATGAAAAAGCACAAATATCTTCTAACATAGGAGATTTTGCTAGTTACTTAGTTACAGGAAATATGCCAGGTAGATATTCACCTGAAAATGTAATCTATGAAGAAACGCAAGAACTATATGATTTAAAAGTATTACAAGCAGAACAAGCATTTGATACAGGTCAAATATCTATTACACAAAAAAATGAACTTGTTGATAAATTAGAAGATGAAAGAGATGAAGAATTAAGTAAGGTAGCATTTGACCCTAACAAAGGTATAGCAGGAATTATGGGTGGTGCTATGAATTTAGTTGCTATGTATTTCACAGACCCAGTTGTTATGTTTGCTAAAGGTGTAGGAATAGCAGGTAAAGTTCCAGAGAAATTTGATGAAGTACTTGCTGGTGCACAAAAAGAAATGAAAAGGTTTATTGATGAAGGTGGAACTGTAGCAGAGTTTTGGCAAAACAATGATGAAATACTAGATGGTATAGCTACTGTTCTTGTAGAAGCTAACAATGCAAATCAACCTACATTTTTAAATATGATTAACTCAGGATTTAATCATAAGTTTGCAAAGACTGTAGCTGATGCAACTGACCCTGCAATTATTAAAGAAGGTCTTATAGATGGATTTAATAATGGTTATGTATCAGATATGGTGTTTG